ATTTCCTAACTGTCCAGATGCTGCTACTTTGTTGGCATAGTCTTGCTGTAATGCTTGCTGTTGCTGAGCAGTGATGCCTAACTCAGCATTTGATATCACATCACCTAAAGCAGTTGCACCACGAGTTGAGCCAAACTGACCACTGCCTACTAGACCTGCAGTTGCCTGAGGTGCTAAGTTATATGCTATATTAGACTGCCCTAAATCACCGATAGCCTGTGCAAGATTAGAACTTCCTACGCCTTGTGCTAAGTTAATTGCACTATTTAATGTAGGTTGATAGTTTCCTACATTCTGTTGTGCTTGATTAAATGCTTGTTGCTGTAAAGGCTGTGCTCCTACATACTGAGCATTCTGTGCTGCTTGTCCGCCTTGCTGTGCTAACTGATTTAAATAATCGGTATAGAACTGAGGAGCAGCAGTTGCTTGTGATTGTGTAGTCGTGATATTAGGAAGAGCAGAACCTTGTGTAAATGAACCGCCTGATTGTGATCCAGCGGTGATGCCTAAATCAGGGACAGCAGGTGAATTAGTAGTCGGTGTAACAGGTATTTGACTTAATGGATTAGTAGCCATAGTAGGTGTTCCTTGTGTAAGGGGTGAAGATGTAGTCTGGCTTGCCTGTTGTGATTTAAATTGGTCATATGACATAGGTTCGTCCATAGTTATGGGAGAGCCTGAATTTGGATTATGATTTTGTTGCCATTGTTGCCAATAATTTTGATAAGCAGGGTCAGCCATTTGTTGATTAGACTGTTGTATACCTTGTGACCATTGGTCGTATGATGGAGGCGGTATATTCGAAGGTGTACCGTCTAAACTTACAGGAGCTTGATAACTAGATAAAAAGTTTTGATAGTCAGATTGTGAATATCCCTGTGGTTGAAAAGACGTAGGCATGGCATCAGGTGTTGCCTGATTAGGGTTTACAGATGCCGATGCGGATGCGGGACTAAGTGCCATGATTATGCTTTCTTAAGGCTTCTTTCATATACATTAATGGGGACGCCTTAGGCGGTATTTTATCATTAGGAGCAGATCTTTTATGAGCTCTTAATGATTCTCTGAAGTGGTCAAGAAGTTTTGCTCCAGCATCGCTACTACCATTTCCAAGGGCAGCCACAGTGTCAGCATCAAATACATACTCACCATCGGCCAGCATCGCAGGAATATCATCCGATTGCCCATCGCCTCTTCCTTTCACGTAGTGCCCAGTAGCACCTGTTATAAACTCAGGCTTATGCACATCTCCACCATCTTTATAGCCTAATGGAGAACTACCACTAAGCATATTGACACCAGAAGACAATAAACTATTAGTAGGGTTAGACCCACCTTTATCTGCTAGCATGGTCTGCATTAAACTTGAATAAGGATTAGTTTGCTGACCACTTGATGACTGAGATGTCGGATTTAATGCGGATAAACCACTTTGCATTAATGCGGTATTTTGAGATTCATTAGCAAGATGTGGTGCTATCATTGAAAGTAACTTGGGGTCTAATTGCTTTAATTGCTGTAGTATTTGAGCATTTGTATTATACACGGGAGCACCTGTTAAAGACTGACCAGATATTGGAGTAGGTATGTTTCCACCTGTTGTTGAACTACTATTCAATGCATCAGTAGCATTACTTACTGAGCTAGGACTAGAACTAGAAGAAGTGCCTGCACCGGTTGCATAACTTGAAAGTGCTCCTGCGGCTGATGGAATTAAACTACTTGAAGTAGTTGTAGACCCTGGTGATAAAGCAAGGTTAGTTCCTACACCAGCAGCAGTTCCTGCTGTACTGCCTAGTAATGAGCTATCTGTAACTTGACCTACTAAGTTTCCGGCACCACCTGCTGCACCACCAATGACTGCGCCTTTAGCAAGACCTGATGCAGTGATAGGCTGACCTGTTACTGCATCAACAGCAGCAGTAGTTAAAGCTCCTTTTGCTGCCCCTGTTATAGCAGCATTACCTACTTGAGGTAAACCTACTATTGTATTTCCTACAGCAGGGTACAAAGCATTTTGTTGTGCTACAAGATTATCTAATGCTACTTGATCAGGAGTTTGAGCAGCTGCTGCTTGATCAACTAAACTACTAGTCGGATCAAGTTCAGGCGCAACATCTGTTGCTGCTGTTGATAATGCCTCTGAAGTATCAGATACTGGTGCAAGGCTATTTATTTGATTAACCCATGCTTCAATTCCATCAGGTGTTGGAATTTGAATGGTTGTTCCACCAAAGCTTGCTGATGTTGTTGGACCTGTGTAAGGAAATGAGTCGGTTGCAATTGCCCCTGTTAATGGTTGAGCACCAAGGTCAATAACAGGTGCTGTAGACAAAGGAGGAGTTGTTGTAATTGGATCAGGCGTTACAGTAATTGGTGCATCTGGAACAGGAGTTACAATCGCACCAGAATCGGCTACAGTAGCATCTGTTCCTGCTTGTGTTGCCATGCTTCCTGTAGCATCTAATTCAGGCGCAACATCTGCTCCTGCAGCAGCCGCATCAAATGCACCAGCAGCACCTGCGGTAGCAACAGTAGCCGCTACTGCTCCAACTGTAGCCCAACCGCCTGGGATATCATTATTTACTGATTGGTCAATTTGATTACCAACATCGCCTATGGATTGTGCAGTATTAGAAACAGCATTACTAATTGAATCGCCAATTGAACTTACGGCGTCACTTATAGCACTAACAGGATTGTCACCTCCGTGTAAGCGCATTCGACCAAGTATAGGGAGAAAAGCATCAATAGGTAAAAATGAAAAGTGACTATACTTCATACTTTCGCCATCCAATTAAATTTATGATTATCCGATGGCATCACATCAACCCCTAAAGTTTTTAAGAAACGAAGTATTTGTGGGTTTTCTGATTTTCCATAAACTTCTTTAATGTCGGATTGCCTTATTTTTTGTATAAATTTTGTCAATGATTTTGCCAATATTAATGGCGTATCTTGAGTATATAAGTGTAGTTCTACTTTACCTTTAGCAAATCTAAATAAAAACAGAACAGAATTATTTTCTTGCAATAAAACAGCATGCCCTGTTTTAACAGCAGCATTAATTTTTACTAAAGCAGCTTGAGGGTCTTGACTGTGTATACTATTTAAAATAATTTCACTTGGTGTCATATCAATAATTCGCATTCGTATAAATAATATTCATAAAGCCACATAATTCACTTGCCCAATCTTGCCAATTTTCAAACCCTCTATGGTCTGGTACACCGTTCTGTACAAAATATCCAATACCATTCATGCCATCAACCCAATCACGCCACTTATCTTCTGGAACAGTTCCTAATTGGTTAGATGCAAATAAACCGGCCATTAAAGCACACCAATAGTCCCAAGTCATGTTTCTAGGGTCATATGTTATCATGGATTGCCTGTTCCTCTGACATCACCAATATCAGCACTTACTAATATTCTACCCATCTGGTAGTCGCCATTAAAGGTATTACTTTCAAAACGCATTCTTAATTCGCGATACTGCTCTTTCATGTCAATTTTAAGCGTACTTGGACTAAATGTATAAGGAGATAATTGGCTAGTTACATCTTGTTCATCAGCATAGCCTTTACCTTTAATATAAAGATTCATATCGCCTACTTGAACAAAGTCCGGCTCAACTCTTTCTACACGAATCCACACATTATCACCTTGTAACTGAGGATTACCTGGTCCTCCGCCTACCCAACCTAGTGAATTAGTCTCAAAAAAAGACTGAACAGCATCCACATTAGTTAAGTACACCTGATCAGTACCTACCTCATGCTGCCATAAAGTATACGCTTGGTTCAATGTAAATGAAATAGTTAAGCCTGAACCAGTAGAAGGCGCTCTTGATATTGTAGGAACTGTGCCTGTAAATGAAGAAGTATAATTTCCGCCTTGAATAATATTTAAAGAAGTAACAGCTCCACCACTTACAGTGGCAACAGATAATAATGCAGGAGAACCAGCTCCTCCAACTACTTGAACTACATCCCCAACTGTATAACTTGTGCCGCCACTAATAACAGTTGCTGAGCTCATATAGTAGCCAGAAGATGTGTTATCGGCCCATATAGGGTATCTAAATACTTCAGAGAAAATACCTGCAGATCTATTAGAGCCTATAGCGAATCCTGCATCATACCAAGTTTTTTCTCTTACATTATAGATAATAGCATTATTACATTCTGTTGAATTCCCTGATGGATAGAACCACCAGATCTCACCCCATCTAGGAATTTTGGTAACCCATACTTTTTGTCTTTGAGCATAATTTAAATTATCAAAGAAATAATTTTGGTTAGTGTCATTCGGTATTTCCTGTACTACTCCATTGTACATTAAGAATCTATCTACACCAGCCCAATAGAATATACCATCATACTCAATAACACACTGACTAGACATAATCGATGTCTGAGTACTAATGATATCATATCGCCAATAAATGGTAGATGTTCCTACAGATTGTGGAGCATAAGTCACTCTTGTTAATTGATCAGTACTCCAAAACAAGCCTGCAGGAGATGTTGTACCACCTCTTAATGGCATACCTTTTATGACTTTAGTGCCTGATACATTATTAGCATTAGCATCCGCCCCTACCCAATTCTCAAGATTTCCTGCGCTATTATTTTGAATTAATCCGTTATTACCATAGACAAATGTATAAGGATAAAGCACTACTACTCCACCTGACACGCTAATATTATTGTCATAAGTAAGAGTTTGTGTTGATGAAACAGTTGCAGGATTAGACAAAGTAATCGTGGTTGTTCCGCCTGCTGTTGACACTGCAGTAATCGTTGTATTAGCAGGAATTCCAGTGCCGCTAATGGACTGACCACTAGCAATTAATAAATTAGCAGGTGTAATGGTAGCGGTTGTTGTACTATTAAGCACAGTAGATGCTGTAAAAATACCAAGTTTAGTCATTCCACCATAAGGAAATTGACCTACCATTACCGGACTATTAACGGTACTTGAAATATCATTAAGATTTTGTCCTGGATGGCCTAATACAGTTAGCTGACCACTTCCACCTGAATCGTAAACTACATCCCATTGCCATAAGTTATTAGCATTAGAGCTAAAAGCAGAGGACATTGAAACTTGTGTTGGGCCAGAACCTACACCATTAGTGTTATTGGTTTGCCAAACATAAACTCCATCACTCTGTCCGGAGTATACATAGTTAATACCGTTAACGGATTGCATAATAATGCCGCGGCTTATGCCTGTAGCATTTTGGAATAATCCATTATAGCCACCAATCTTACGAGGTCTACCTCTTTGAAATCTCACCCAAAGACCATTCACATAACGAATAGAGTCAAACTGAGTTCCATCCCGCTGAATACCAGGTTGAATGTTTAAAGTAATGACTTTAGAGGTCAAAACCCACCTCCATAAATACCGCCTAGTGCAAAGAATCCAGTGCCATTAAAATAACCTACTTGATTATTAGCAACTACAAAACCTAATTGGCTAGATGCGGGTAAATAAAGACCAGTATTTAAGTCACCCGTAAACTTAAGAGAAGGTACTGAAGTAGAACCATTGCCTAGTGTTAATGATGTAATGTTAGATGATGAGCCTGATGCTGCGTTATAGACGTTGGTACCATCACAGATAAGAATAAGAGAAGTGCCTTGTGTTACCTGTACTGTTGCTCCTCCGCCTACTGAAGTTTTTACGGTAAACGTATAAGAACCTGTTGTATTGTTGGTAACAGAGTACAACTGAACTGTAGATGGAACAACAATGGTTTGATTGCTAGTAAGTGCACCTGAATATACTTGAATAGTATTTGCAGCTTGAGCACTACTTAATGTAGTTGTCCCACCTGTAACGGATAAAGCAAGTTCTGTATAAGCAAATTGATTAGATCTACCATAAGCATAAGAATACCAACCGCCTGAGCCGTATGATACTAGTACTATTGACTCTGTTAACTGTAATTGCTGATTTGAATTTGAATCAATAGTATCAGAACCATTCGGAGTTAACGTTAATATGCCTGTTCCATCATTCTTAAAAATAGTGAACCAACCAGAGCCTACAGTAGCAGCAGATGGTAAGTTTAATGTGCCTGCCCCTCCTGTCCAAGTGTTCATCTGAGCTCTTGCGGTAGCTGGTATGTTAGAAGTAACATTATACGTTTGCACTACTGTTTGCTGATTTAAAGTAGCGCCTATTGCAGTTAATCCATAACCAGCTAGTGTTGCTGCATTAGCAGCTGATGTTCCTGCCCCAAAAGTAACAGTTGCCCATGTGCCTTGAATAGTAGTATTATCGGTGACATAAAGATAGTAAGCAATACCAGCAGTAGCAGAGACTATACTTGTACTTCCTACCGTACTATTATTGGTTGCAACCGTGAAAGTATTTGACCCAATATTTCTAATAATCATTGCCTGACCGGTTGACACTTGAGTTGCCGGTGGCATATAAAGTGTTAATCCGCCAGTAGTTGCGGTTACTTCAATAATATTGGCAGTAACTTGATTTTGATTGTTACCATTAATAGACCATTGTAAAGTCGTGTTTGCGCTTAAAGTAATCGACTCATAAGACACAGGACTTGGTGATACAGTTTGTCCTGTAAATGGGCTGGTATAGGTTGGATTTGATGTAGTCATAATTAGCTTTCAATAGCAATCGCTTGTCTATCGGCAAGACGTAATTGATCTTCTTGTTTAAGAACCTGCATTGCTTCACTATACTTTTGTTGAAAGATCTGCCGTTGATCATTCTTTACAAACAGAATTGCTTGTAATAATGTACCAAACAACATAGCATTCGGTGCATTCTGTGTTAACCAATTAGTTTGATTATCATTAGACAATGGAGCAAGTCTTTCATAGTACAAGACTTCAAATGGGTAGTTCTGATCAGGTGTTGGAGACACTATCCAGTTATCATAATTATAGTCGGCAAAATAAAGAGGCGTTCCTGTGGCGGTAGAACTAGGGCTGTATTGTCTTAAGTATTCATATTTACGTAAGAAAACAGGCTGAATCTGACCACTACTAGTTAAGTTCATACTAACTGTTTTACGCCATCTTGCAGGTTTAGGAATAACAGGATTAGTTGCAGTCATAGTAGACTCCGCTACTTGTAACTGACCTAATGTTTTAATCTGCTGAGCAATTTCAAACTCAGCAAGCATAATAAATTCAGGAATTTGATTGGTAACAGCACTATCATTACGTTCTAAATATTGCTGAACATCCAAGATCAGCGAATTATAAGTCATCGCTGCTGCATTAGTGTTTGACGGTGTGGTTTGAGTCGCCATAATTTATCCTAGTTCATCATGCCAACCATTTTTCCCAAACAGTTTTATTGATTTTAATATATTTCTTACTTATACAACCATATTTTCTGAAATTGTTTTTACTTCTGCTACACGATTTAACCAACCTTTTAAATATTTCACTTGGTCAGGTCTACTTTCAACAATTCCATGGTAGAAATTATTTTTTAATTCACTAAACTTTTCAATCAGTTCTTTTGGATCAGCCTTTTGAATAGCCGATAAGCTCGCTGGTCCCAACACGCCATCCGCAGTAACTCCAACCGCCTCTTGTATGAGCTTGGCAGCCCTACCCACACCCATGTTAACAGCACTATCAAATACGGCGTAGTCAACACCAGCAGGAAGGTCATCCCCATGAAGTTTATCCCAATACAGTTGTTTATAAATATCGTGAATATCTTGATTACTAATGTTTCTTAAATCATCTTTTGTCAGATGTGGATTACGTTTGAATTCTTTAAATACCGCAAAAGTAACACCTTTCATGGTAGCTCCTCCTGCATCGGTACTATCATCCGACCATCCTCCCTCGCTTTCGAGGACGTGTGCTAATGCAGATTCGTAATTTTCTTTCATGTTGTTGGTGTACTCTGATGTAGTAGTTCATCTTTCTTTTGACTACCTGCTGATGAACCAAAGTAAAAAGAAATAATACCGACCCAAGCTGTAGATAATGAACCGAGCATAATCATTAATTCATCTGACTTGGTGGCATAACCCATCATTAATGCAAATAAGATTCCAAAGAACCCAGCAGTAATTAAAAGAGACAATAATGGTGGAACCCATGAATGAGTTGCTGTTTGCATATCACGAGCCGATTTACGGTCATCTACCGCTAATTTTTCAAAGTTTAACCCTAACTCTTGAGCCTGTGCTTGTAATTGAATCTCGGCTTGTTTTAGACTTGCCAATTGGTCAGCCGTTAACTTACCTGAATCAATCGTAGACTGTACGTCTTTTTCATCAATTCCAAGTGCTTTAGATATGGCTGATACAGCCAAACCTGCAAGAGGACCGCCCAGTGCTGTAGCAATAGTAGGAGCTATTTGACTTAAAAATTCCATATTAATCCTTTAGCAAAATAATTAACATCATACAAATCAATGCAAACATTGTCCACCATTTAAACAATTCATCATCCACGCACAATGTCCTTTTTCGTTCTTACAATAACCTTGTGTTCTTTGTCAAACTTTGGTTTTGGTAATCTTGTTTTTTCCAGTTCTTTAATCTCAAAATGCAAATAAATAACATAAGACCAAATAACCAGTTCAACTAAAAACACAGCAAACCAATACTTAACCCAGCTCATACAAGATTAAAGTAATACAGCAAACAAGTAATAATAAAAGCTACAAACCAACAATAAAACTGAACTCGTCTTACATCTTCTAACTTATGGCCGTAATACTTTTTACTTTCTTGATGCTCTTTTTCTACTACCGCTTTTAACTCTAATACCTTGCTCCACTCTTTAGCACCATACTTAGCTTTAAATTCTTTTTCAGCCTCGTTTTCTGCTTGAATAATGGCACTTTGATTTTTATACTCTTGAATAGCTCGATAGATCATCGAGTTCTCCATTGCTTCTTCGTGAATCTTGTGCTTCTTTCTTGCTTCTAATTCCTGTAATGCTACTTCTGTACCGTCACGTTGAATATTCTCAATACTTTTAGTTAACTTCTTGCCAGCCTCACGACTTTGTTCTAAGCTATTTGCTAAAGATTTTGCCCCTTCGGCAATTGGATTAATGTCTGGCATTTCATTTCACTAAGTGCTTCACCGTGTCAATTAAAAAGTCTTTACCAAAAAAGATTGAAACAATCACTGCATAAAGAAGATATTCAATACGTTCCATGCGCTTAGATCCTTTAGCAAAAGAATCTAGTATACCTTCGTATCGCTCTGCACAAACGGCTTCATGTACAGACAAACGCTTATCTGTTTCTGCAATGACTGTTTCCATATCCATTACTTTGCTTCTTCAGTAGTTGTTTCAACTGTAGGCGGCACAACAACTGCTGGTGTATCATCTACTTTTACACGAGTAATGTCACCATGGTCTGTATTGTAACCAAGTGCTGATTTCACTTCATCAATCACTTTTTCTGCAGTTTCTTCAATTTTCTTTAATAAGTCCATAAACACTCCTTATTGAGTTGTGGTTGGTGCTTCTACAGGTGTTGGTGCTTCTACAGGTTGTGCACCTTGTTCACCTGCTTGTTTTTGAATCTCATTAATTAATCCCGCAACTTCAACAAAAGGTCTAGAACCAAGATACTGAAGAATGCCGTTAATTAAATCAGTTGTTAATGAAAGTTTTTCCATTTTTTAATATCCTAAAAAATTGCCACCAAAAAGGGCTGATGGCTTACCCTAAAATTAAGACTGTACCCAAGGTAACGGTGGCTGTGTTACTGTTGGATTAATTAAATTGTTTAAATTAGTGTTTACAGCAGTTTCTGTGGCTTCTTGATTAATGCCGTTTGACCAACACCATCCAACAACTTGTGATTGAGTAAGCGAATTGTACGGAGTAAATGAACCACCTTCTGCTGGCTCAGGAAATGTACAAGTCCCATATACGCTGTTTGTAAATTCTACAGGTGGAGTTGCTGTATTTGATTCTGTACCTGTGCATCTCCAACCTGCTGTTAATACTACTTCTGAATGACCATTAATGGTTTGTGTACTAGCGTCCATCCAATCAATAGTCCAGTTAATTGTTGCTGACATTATTTATTCTCCAAAGTTAAAATGCGTTGTGTTAGTGATTCAATAATTGCTTGTTGTTCTTGAATGGCTTTGACAAGTAATGGAGTTAAACGACCATAATCAACACCCCATGGATTTTGTTTTTCGTTATCCCCACCAACGCTTACTGGTTCTATATATATTTTTCCTAATTCTTGTGCAATAAAACCATAATCAACGTGCTGTTTATCTTCTTTCCAATCGTAAGAACGAACAGGAATATTTAAAACTTTATCTAAAGCATTAGGAGCATCAACAATATTTTCTTTTAATCTTTCATCTGATGTTGCGTTATATACTACAACTGTAGATGCTGTATGTTGAATACCACCTGCAACTGAACCTGAACTATTTAAAAAATAAATATAGTTTGAACTACTGCCGTAAGTTGTTCCTGTATCTTTAAATGCTGCACAAACTTGTGATGCTAAATTTGCACTTGATTGTATATAAGTTGTTGCACCTAAAGAAGATGATGTTTGATTTACTAACAATTGACCACTATTATCTAGTGTCATTGCTTGGGTAAATGCACAAGTAGTTCCTGCTGAACCTGATGGTGCTATGTACCAAGCAAAGCCTGGGTTGTTAGTTTGAAATCTACTTGCTGTATCGTTTATTTGATAATAATAATTTGAACCTGTGTAATAAGCATTGCTTAAAATTTGAGGAGCATCATTACTAGCAGAACTTTGAGCAAATGAACCATATCCAATTTGCAAAACTTTCCATGTACTTGTCCAAGCACTAGGAGTAACTCCAAGTCCTAGATTGCCTGATGAATCAATCCTCATAGATTCTGTTAATGCACCACCACTAGCATAAGCATTTTTAAATACCATTGTTCCAGAAGTGGCAGAATCTCTATAAACAGATATTTCTCCATTTATTACTGAATTTGCTGATGATAAATTCCATTGAATACCTGCACCTGTACTTGCTGCCGTATTTGGATTTGTTAAACGTAATACTTGTGCAGTAGAACCACTAGATGATTGACTTATTTCTAAATTTGCTTGAGGACTACTTGTACCTATTCCTAGATAGCCAGCAGATGTAAGACGCATATACTCTGTGTTATTTGTATAAAAACGAATTGGTAATGTAGTATCAGTTTGTAAATAAGCACCAGATGAATCTTGACCTAAATATGTTGAACCTACAGAATTTTTTGCTTGATAATAAGCCGAACCTGAACCTGCTGTTTGATTTAAAACACCTACTGAACCTGAAGAATACACATGTAATTGTGTACTAGGACTACTTGTACCTATACCTAAATATCCAGCAGTAGTTAAACGCATATTTTCTGTAGCGTTAGTACCAAACAAAAGATTACCTGAAGCATTAGCATTAAACAAAAATGCGTTTTTTGCTTGTGTTGCATGATTTGTGCCATAAGCAACTAATCTAAGGTCACCACCTGTACCTGTTCCTACTTGTACGGCTGAACCAGCAGAAGTTCCACTATTTGTATTTTCAAAAGTTGCATAACTTATAGAATTTGCTTGAAGTTGTGCGTAAACAGAAATACCAGAAGTAGGTGCTACATTTATACCTAAATTTGTTCCGTTAAATTGTAAATTAGCACTAGAACTAAAAGCACTTGTACCATTGCCGTACGGTATATATCCTGATGTTAATGTTGTTAATCCTGTGCCACCTGATGCTACACCAAGAGCATTTGTTAAATTAAGTGTATTAGCCGTTAATGTTGTGCCGTTAAATGTTAAATTACTCGATTGTGCAATTGCTGATGTGCTAGATGCATAAAATATTTGATTAGCAGTAAACGCAGTTAAACCTGTACCCCCTGAAGAAGTTCCAAGTGTACCTGCCAAAGTAACTGCTCCTGCTGTTGCAGTAGAAGGAGTTAATCCTGATAAAGATGTTTGAAAGGTAGTAACAGCAACACCACTTAGTGTTGACCATTGTGGTGCAGTACCACTCGATGTAAGAATCTGTCCATTTGTTCCAATACCAAGTTTAGATAACGCCGTACCTGACGCATAGTAAGGTAAGTCACCTGCTGTGTAGCTTGATAAACCTGTTCCGCCATTGCTTGTTATCAATGTGCCTGCAACCGTAATTGCACCTGTGGTTGCGGTATTAGGTGTTAAGCCTGTAGTGCCGAAGTTAATAGATGATACGTTGATATTGCCTGCTTTAGATGCCAATACTTGAACATTACCTGAAGCGTCTTTGTAGAATAATTTACCATCATAATAATTCAGGGCAAGCTCTGCACCTGTAGATGAAGAAGTTAAATTAGCCGCTGACGGTGTATTGCCTGTCGTTCCACTTGCATAAATTAATATTGGGGTGTACCCGCTCTGTGCCATATTTATTCCTTTTGAATATTATAAATCCATTTTATTAAAATCCACCACCTGCAACACCAACATTTGTTCCTGTACCACCATATAAAGTTCCGATAATAGTACCTTGCCAAGTTCCTGTTCCAATTGTGCCTACACTTGTTAAACTAGAACTTACGACTGTACTATTTAATGTGGTGCCTGTTAATGTGCCTGCTGCCGCTGTTACTGTTCCACTACTTCCTAAACTTATAGATGTACCATTGACTGTTACAGAACTATTTTGTAATTGTGCATTAGTTACATTGGATAAAGCACCACCTAATACAATATTACCGCTAGAAGTTACTGTTCCAGTTAAAGTAATTCCATTAACAGAACCTGTACCTGATACAGATGTTACTGTTCCTGAACCTTTATTATTAAAAGTATTCCAATCCGTAGAGGTTAAATAACCACTTACAGATGACGTTGCTGCCGACATCGAAATAGTTGGGGTTGTACCACCGCTAGATACTACTGGGCTTGTTGCTCCTACTGAAGTGACATAAGTTCCTGATGGCTGTTTGTTATTGAATGTATTCCAATCAGTACTACTTAAATATCCGTTTGTGCTTGTACTTGCTTGCGTAATACTAATAGCGGGAGTAGTTCCGCCGCTTGACTGAATAGGGGCAGTTCCTGTTACTGATGTCACGGTTCCTACATTAATTGTACCACCTAAACTTACTGTATTACTATTAATAGTAATAGAACTATTTGCCAGTTGAACATTGGTAATCGTGCCACTTAATGCTGTTGTTGGAATTGTAGCACTAGCAGTAAAAGCAGAAGTTCCATTTCCAATAACATACCCTGTTAAAGTAGTTGCTCCTGTACCACCCGAAGATGGGTTTAATGTACCTGCTAAAGTAATAGGACCACTTGTTGCGGTATTAGGGGTTAGCCCTGATAAAGTAGTAGTAAATGTGGTTACGCCGCCAGTTAATGAAAACTGTTGCCAACCAGATGCATTGTAACCTTCAAAGGTTCCTAAACTTGTATTGTATCTGAAAGCGCCGGTAGACCCTGTTCTTTGACCGGTAGTGCCATTAGGCACAGTAACTGAACCTGTTCCTGGAAATATAGCATTACTTGATATACTAATAGTAGGCGTAGATGTTCCGTCTCCGCCTGCTATACTAATTTGATTCGTAGTTCCGGTAAGCACATTTGTACTTAAAGTCGTCCCATTAGTAGAAATAAACCCTGTTCCACCTAAACTAGCAAGTGCTAATGGCAAACCGCTTAACCCGAGTGTAGGGTTACCAGTTACGCCACTTCCATTCGTTACAGATAAACCAGCGCCAGTAACAGCAATGCTTCTATTAACAACGCTATTACTTGAATTTTTAATGATAAGGCCCTGAGATGCATTTTCTAATGAGCCTGATACTGCATTAAGGAAAACAGAGTATTGACCCTGTGCACCACCAGAACTTGTTCCAATTCCTAATCCACCTACTAGTCTTTGACTATTAGGCAAAGAAGGCTCATTATTAATAGTTAAATATGTCTGAGTCTGAGTTGGGCTATTAACTAAGTTATATACGGTTGTTTGTACTGTCTGCCCATTTTGGACAATCGGCACAAGTTCAGAACCACTAATAGGGCTAGGAGCTACAGGAAGTTGTGTTATTCGTACATTGGCCATATTCGTTCTCTACGGACTAAGGTTATCAAGATTTCCGTCCAGCGGATCTTCTGCTGTTTCAGGGGCAATACCGTACTCCCCTTGAGTAATTGGTGTTTTTGGGTCTTGGTTGGGTGAGTTAACCACATTTGGATCTGTTGTGATTGCGTCTTGATTAGCAGCAATGTCAGCATCTGGTCTAGGAAAGCGAAGACTAATTTTTTCAGGCTGACGCATAGGCAGTCTATAAGGATCTTTTTGGTCAATACAACCAAACCGACAAACTCTAAGACCTGGTGTGTTTTCATCTTGCTGTACATCATCATATGCTCTCTTCATTTTGCATCGATCGCAAATTTGTATTGTTAGTACGGCATTTCCACGAGTATCTAACCATTTTGGCATACCTACCTCGTATAAACACTAATGTTAGGTGCAAAGTAAATCGGAGACTTATCTCGTTCTTCTTGCTCAGCCATCATCCAATACTTCTCTGCTTGCTGTTCACAGTAAGCAATTCTAGCAGGATCAACTTGAGGTAACTCCATAGCCATTTGATGTGCTAGCATGTTCTGTATCGCTAAATACCATCTTTGAGGTATTTCTATAGAACCAGATAATGCACCAACATCTTGTACATATCTAGAACACCATGCCACAATCTGAACAGAATAAAGATTAGGCGTAGGCCAAAGTGTCATAGTAGGCTGTGGAATAGTTCTATTTAACCAATACTGTAAAGGATAGTTATTAGGATAGTTCTTATTCGGTAAATTAATGTAGTCATCACGGTTCATTCTAAACATCGGTATTTCTGTTGGATTTGAACCAAAAATAACCTGATAAAACCCCATGTTAGCACCGGATGTCTGTAAAATTCTCCAGTAAGGAGCAGTAACTGACGGATCTAAGTCATTGTAAATCCATTGCCCACTAACCCAAGAAGTAGTGTTTGGAGTAAGTAATGTAACCCAAGTAGAATTATCTTGAGAATATTGAATTTGATAGTCAACTGTTCCTGTAATAGCAGGAAAAATACCAATGGTTGCCATGTAAATACCTTGACCGGTTCCATTATTAATACCAATGTAGCCTGTATTAGTTGTTAACTGACAAATATTAGTATAGACACCATCAAAAGCATTAGCAACTATTCCTGAAGATGAATTAGCGCCGTTTGTATTAATTGTCAAATATCTATAGTTAGCACTTAGTATATCATTAGTAGATGCAGGCAATAAGTATTCATATTGATCAGCAACCATGCCAATCACATTCTTTTGAATACACCAATACTGAATACCGCGGTTAACTAAATTAGACAATAAGTAGTAAAGCGATTGCTTTGCAGCAAAGATTTGCTCTGATGTTAATTCTTCAGCTAGTTTTCCAGCACGACGAGCGCCACTATCAATTAGATTTTGAACTGTAACAACTGTGGTGGATACTGTTCCGCTTGTACTCATTGCTAACCTTTACCAATTAGGGCACTTCCATCGTTTTAAAGAAGCCTTCGCTCTAGGTGCGTCACCTTTAGCGTGTTTTACTACTCCAGACATTCGAGCACAAAATGAATTCTTTCTACTTCCACCTTCTGGCTGCGGTGCTTTTAAATGCGACCCTGTTTCTCTATTATACTTGGCTCTTCCTTTAGCCGTAAGCCCGGCGCCTTGTTTAGTTGGTAGTTTTTCACCTCTTCCAACAGAGAGCGATACACCACCGCCAGTTGCTTTCTTAGCTGTTTTTTCTGAATTAATAAAATCCTGTTTAGTTGGGGCGCCTTTGCTTCCAACTTTACGCATGTGCTCGCCACTACCTTGCTTAATTCTTTCTTGTTTAGCATGAATGTTTGCGTACAAACCGCCGCCATCTTTCTTTTTAACAGATCTTTTTACATTATATGCAATAGCAACTGCTTGTTTAACAGGTTTCCCTGCATGTACTTCAGTAGCAACATTCTTGCTAAAAGCTTGCTTTGATTTTGATTTAATCAAAGGCATAATTAGCTCCCTGTACCAACAGTATTATTATTGTTTTGTATAAGTTTACCTGTAATAATAACCCCTGCAGATATTGTACCTGTATTTGTAACAAGTTGCCATTGAATATCGGTTTTTTCTGCATATAAAAACGGATTTGCTTGTCTTTGTGCTGTATAAATCGATACAAACGGTTGTTGCAACACAACAAACTTAACGCCTGTAGTGTTGTTAATAGCTTGTACTTTGTAAGTAACAATTATGCTTCCGGTATAACTATTTGATGTGTTTACTTCAGCTAAGTCTAAATAGAATGTGTATCCTGCAGGTACTGTAAATACAGTACTTTGTGATTTGCCAATTCCTGCATTAATTTGAGAAACAATATTAGAGGATTGCTTTAATGTAATTGTACCTACGTTAGTAGTTTGCCCTGTTCCTGCCGATACTAAAACCATACTATTTACACGATAATAGCTATTTAGGGTTGTTACTCCTGTAACGCCATTCATTTGTAAAGTTTCAGATATTTGATTAAAGTTTGCATCTAAACCATTAATTAACACCTTAGCAACCGTATCATCAGATGCAGAAGTGCTTACAAGAGTTAGTGTAGATGCATTTGTAATGTAAGTATAAGTTGTAGCATTTTCCCAAACAGGAATGCTAGTAGTTGTTACAGATGCTTGATAACCAAAAATATTGACTTGTTGATGACCATAAATTTGATTACGAGCAACTTGTAAATCAAATGGCTCATATGCACCACTACGAGTTACCGAAGAAACGATGTTATTACTCATATTAAATCTCCAAGTTAAAAGGCGGGGTTTTCACCCCAACCTTTAATAGTTACACTTACCACCTTTTTTATGATGCGTAGAAATCTTGCTATGATGCTTTGCATGACCTCCATGCTTCATAGGGTGATGGTCAATATGTGTATGTCCATGGTCGTGCTTCCCTGCAAGATGATGCATAGATTTATGACCGTGGTCATCGTGTCCATGAGTGGTGTGATGTTGCTTATGACCATGAGTAACATGTCCACCTGATTTGTAACCTGCAGGAGCTTGATGAATTTCGCCTGTCTTACCTTTTTTGGTTGGCATCTTTTCACCATCTTTCATATCATTTAGATATCTGTTGGCTACATTCTGAGAAACTGTTCCACCTTTAGCATACTTATGCATCTTACCACCATGCTTATAGCCTACACCTTCAATGCCACCTGATTTAGTGTGAAATGATTTAGTTTGTTTAGCTTCAACAACTTTATCTTGCACGTCAATCTTTGGCTTTAATGTACCTTTAGTCTGAAAAGCATCACCTTTAGCAGCCAATGCTTGTCCGCCTTTAGCATAAGAACCACCTTTACACATTTTAGCCATGTGTTTATGGTGTTCGTGCATTTTATGGTGGTGAGCAGAACCACCTTCGGCATGCTTTGTTTTGTGGTGTTTTGCCATTGCCATGTGATGCTTATGCGTACCTTCAGGGTGACCGCTAATATGATGAACTTTTCCGCCATGCTTATAACCTGGACCCTCAATTCCAGCGCCTGTCATAGACTTGTGATGTGGCTTACCTTCTCCAAGTAATCCACCTATCTGAGGTGTATACATAGCTTTACCACCTTTAGCCATGTGAGCTTTACCACCATGTGTAGAGTCTTTCATCTTTTCATGATGTTTAAGTTCTTTTTCAACTTTATGAATCTCTTTTATCTCTTTTCGTTCTTCAGCTTTACCGCCTTCTTTACGTCTAAGTAAAGCAGGTTGCATAGCCATTGCACGACGAGGAGGCATCATCATAGGGTTGCCACCCATTGCCATGTGCTTTTTATGCGCATGACCGCCTTTTTTCATACCTTCATGCTTAAGTTCATCAGCAGAAGGTTCTGTTGTCATTTCTTTTGGTTCACGACCAAATTTGCTAGTTGCCATAATAATCTTCTCCTATTAGGCTTGGGCAATGCCAAGTAAGCCAGTTGTGGTGGAATTTGGACCTACTTGAATAGCCGTTAAACCCAGTGTTAAAACTAGTTTATTTGAACCATTCAATGTTCCAGCGGGTGTATATGTTCCACGGGTATCCGCCGTTACAGAACTAGATACAAGTTGCGGTGTCATCGTAGCGGCGCTTGCTGTATATGAGCCTGAAGTATTTACAAACGTACCAGCTAAATAGTTGGCTTGTGATGTAGATATTTTACCCGTTGTACCCGATACATAAGTCCACCAATAGTTTGTACCAGTACTTACACCACCTGGAGGCGTTCCTGTAAATTGAACAATAGTGCCACTAGCAGGAGAATAACCAACTGTAAGTACGCCAGGTGAAGCAATCGTCCAACCTGTTACTGCTTGTACAGAGTAAGTTGTTGTATTGCTATAAAAAGCATAAGCCAATGTCCCATTGTCAACCGCTGTAGATCCTGTAAATCCTGGGTCTACAATGTATGCTTCATCACTAATACGACATGGTAAGCCTAGTGTAGTTGTTGTATCAACCGATACCGCAACAGTAGTTGCAGCGCTAAATGCGATACTGTAAATTTGAAAGAATGCTTTTCTTCCTTTAGTTTGCGTAGAAGCAACTGTACCTGTTTGAATGATTTCAGTCATTGCATTACCGTAATAATCATAGCCAGTTACTGTTACTTGTGAGTTTGTTGGGCTACCTGATGCAGTTGTAACCGCAACTGCTCTAGGCACATCTAATTGAGTTACTGTTGTACCATCAGTACGAATCACTTGTGTTGTTCCGCCTGTACCAGATGCTAATTGTGTACCACTATAAGTAGTTGCGCCTGTTGGCGTTTTAGCAGCTAAAACAGCAGCTGTTGTTGCAGCATACGGATTTGTATCGTATAAATAAACACGTCCCATTGGACCAAAACCAAGAGACATCGGTGAAGGATTACCTAAGTTACTGGTAGCATTTGTACCAACATAACTAGGGGCTGAACCTAAAAATAAATCATCGCTAAATTGTGGCATTGTCGTTCTCCATGAAAAGTTGACAAATTAAAAAGAAGGGGTTTTTACACCCCTTTGATACTTAAGCTCCTGGTGTACCGTACATAGCACGTGGATCGGTCCAACCTGGGATATAACGTTCTGTTGCTTTGTAACGCATAGAGTCGGTTTCGAAGTCACCTTCCATTGTCTTCTCTAATGCACGACGCATCAACAATTTCATACCTTCTGGAGCATCTGTTTGGATCCACCAGTTAGTTGAAGATGTTAAACGGCTAATAACCGATGCACCTTCAGGCAATAAACCAATTGATTTAATTGGGTTAATGTCATTGTTTGCTGTACCAGTTCTTAGAACAGATTTCAGCAATACTTCAGCTTGGAAAACGTTACCTGGGGCAACGACAATCTTAAGCGGTTGTAAGCGAATTTTCTTACCGTTGTTGTCAACTGCTTGACGGATTTGAATTAACATCTGTTCGAGAGATGTTTGAGATAAAGCCGCTGCTGTTGCTAACTGATTGCTAAATGTACCTGAAGCAATCGGGTGAGCTGTGTTAATCAAAGATACGCCGTCACCACCAACATAT